GTCGCAAGTTCTCTGACGGCGGGAATAGCAAGTAGGTCGTTTGACTTTGCCAACTCGTCATGAATTTCACCACTGATAAGGTCGCCGCCTAAGATAACATATATTATTCCTGGCGGGGGGCCTGACCAGTGGACAGTCCCCATCTTAACCATGTTTTGGAAAAGTCGCTCAATTCTCTTTCCGCATATCTTTTTGTCAAATGAGTTTCGACCGCCCATTTGATTTTTATCAATTGTCTCACCCATATGGACGTCGGAAACCATAAGGACCAGGGCCTCTTTAAGACCCTTTTTAGGTCCATTTGACGGCTTCCAGGATTGCGGCTCTAGTGGCGTAGCAGCAAGACCTAAAATGCCCTCTCTAATGGCCTCTGAATTAATATTGGTGCGTTCAGCTTGCGCGGCCCTTGTCTCTGCCATCGCCAGCTTATCTTTAAGGCGACGAACTATAATGTGGTCGGCGTCTTCTTCTTTGTGCTCACTAAACAATTTCCAATTTGGTTCGAGGCCGTGTTCTTTTTTTGATTCTGCCATTTTTCTGGCAATGACTGACCTATGAATACCTAACTGTTTTGAAACAGTAGCGGACGCCAATCTCTCATGACTTTTACATTTATGACCGTCTGGGTAGTCACCGTCTCGAAGTGCTTGCTCAACTAATCCTATGATTTCTTCAGCCTCTGATCTTGATATCATAGCGATTCCTTGTAATAGTAGGCTGACCCTACATAGACTTTATTTATTATCGTTTTATGTCAATGGGTTATGTATTTTACATTTAATATCGAAATATATCAAGGAAATCGACATGATTAGCTCAAAACAAAAAGACCAAATCGTTAAGATGTGGGAAGAGGGATTAAGCGGGACGCAGATTGGCGAAAAGCTTGGACTAACAAGAAGCGCCGTCATTGGGATGGTTTCACGGTTAAGGCGCAAGGGCCATGTGTTTGCCCGTGACGAAAAGCAAATAAGAGAAAAGAGAATAATTGAAGAAAAGAAAAACGGCGGCGTAAAAAACCAGCCCTTTAAAGCCAAGAAAAAACTAGCCGATCACCCAATAAAATTAGAGATACCACAAATGCCGATAAGAAGTGGCGGCATAGACCTTATTGATCTTAAGAGAACATCTTGTAGATTTATCATATCAGGGGACGACGCAGTCGTTCGCTATTGCGGCGAAGACCAAGACCGAGGCGCCTATTGCGCAGAGCATTATAAAATTTGTTATTATCCCGCTAAAGGAAATTTTCTTAAACTAATAAATGCCTGACTGTATCGTCTCATACGCAATACGACCAAGCTTAAACGAATAAATGGCGATGGAGGCGATGAGAAACGCCTTCATCATTATTACGATAAAATTAAAGTGGTCTGGATGCATGATAATTATCCATTAGGAAAATTATGTTTTGATGCAATAAAGAACACCGTAGTTCTTTGATCGAGTTTCTGTGCCGCCTGTTGTTGAAGAATTTACAGTAATACCTGTTTGAGCAGATTGTGTGCCAGAATATGTTGCTGATGGAATACCTAAAAGCAATCCAGAACCCGCGCCAGATGAACCTGAGTTTGGGTTATTAAAAATATGAGCGTGGCCGGGGTCTGTAATGGCGTGCGTGTGATTTAAATAAGCGTCTGCCTGATACGCGCCAACTGACGGCCCAACGGCGCCAGATTGAGTTCCATTTGTTCCTGTCCCGCGAAGGAACATTCCTCTAAGGTCTGGGACATTAAAAGACGCGCCAGCACCGCCCCAAGTATATCCAATAGAGGAGAACAATGCCGCATATGATGATGTTGAGTATGAAGAACCGTCGCAAATGAGCCAGCCACCAGGCGCTGTGGTATTGCCAAATGCCTGTATCATTCCTGCTGGAATAGAATTGTCTATAAGATAAATATTTGTGCCGTCGCTGAATACAGAAAAGAAACCATACCTTCCCTGAATATTTGCTGTTACGCCACTTGATGCGGTTTTTAATGTTAAAGAATAATTTCCCGTGCAAAAATTACTTAATACCCAAACACCGCCGACACCCGCTGGGAAAATAACATTAATGTTTGTAAGTAGAGTGCCAGTCAGGGCAATACGCGCATTTTGTATATTTGACGTTGTAAGAGTTACGTCTGAACTACTTAAAGTAAATGACGCAGAGCTTCCAAGGCAACTGTCGACAATGGTAAAATTGCTATTGAGAGGGACGTTCCAACTAGTGTCTCCAAGAGCTGGTTCGGCAAGATTTTTGTTTGTTGTATATGTGCTAGACATAGTATCCCCTTAGATATGGTTGCTGGCTATTTTTAACGCGCTGGCAACACTCTCGTCTGGTTGTTCCAATATAGTTTTAGTCTGGTCACTAATTGCCTTCCGTGCAGACTTGGCGCGAGAAAGCATTTGTTGAGCCGTAAATATTTTCCCAGTCCTACCGCCAGTGGCGNGGCCTTCCCTTTCGCGGGCGGCTTCACCAAGCGGAATGAGGGGGCGAAATTCTGGGTATGTATAGGTTCTAGGGAGATTCCGTGGGGGTAAGTTTGATGCAGCCTCCGCCGCCAACTGAGAGCCCTCCATGGCCTTTCTGCGAGAATACGCCCCGGCGGCAAGGAGTAGTGGCGCCTTTAGATTGTCAGGTAATACGCGGCTTAGTAACCCAGTCGCCATTTCAGCAACTGCCGGCGCGGAAAACCACATAGCCTGAGAAAATGCGCCCAGTCTTTCAGGCGTTAATTCACTTGGTTTTTTAGCTGCCATGCGCATGACGTCAGAAAAACGCGCCAGTGTAGCCCTCTCAGAATCAGATAAGACAGCTTTAGCAAATGCGGCCGTATTGCCTCTAAGGAAATTATCTATTTGCTTTGACGTGTCAGCAAAATGAGCCGGTGTCGCCTTTTCGCCCTCACGGAGAACAGGTGTCATCATTTGCTGCATAAATGAGTTTTTGATATTTTCTAACTCTGGGCTATTTGGACCAAGAGCTCGACGCAGTTGGTTATAAACCTTAAGAGCAGACGCCTTTGCAGTGACGTCTCCACTACCAGCAAAGTTAAACATCATGCGAGCAATACTGTCAGGGTCTCTGTTTTGCTCTATAATTTCTTTCATTATTTTACCGGCGTCTTCTCCGGTTTTTTTCACACCATATTTTGTTTGATACTCAGAAAATAGTTTTCGCGCCTTACGCCAATCATTCACTACGTTAGTAGATCCAGAGAAAGAACCGTCAAGCAATTTTGATTCTACATATTGATCGTATTCATCAATAAGTCTTCTAATGCCAGCCTTTTCCGTAGGCGATTGCGCCTTAGACAGGGCAGCATTTAGGCTCTTTCTCCCACCTTCAACGGCTGGAAAATTTTGCCACAACAACTTTATCCCGCCTGGCCCCTCAATAGACTGCCCTAGACTTTTATTAAGTTGACTTGCCGCTTGCTGAACAAGTGGGTCGTGATAAAGATGTTGCGCGTTAACATCTATGGCTAAATTTTGTAAAAGCCTGTCCCCGACATTTGTAATAGCTTCTCGTGAAAATTTGCCAGGAGCCTGCTCTGCAGTTTTATATGCAGCCTCATACTGGGCCTTCAACGACTTAGCATTTGCCTCTCCGCGAGCCACGGCGGCGTCTACCGCGTCTCTGACGGTCATTGACGGGCGACCCTGAAAGGCAAATTCCTCTGCGGCTCTCCCTGCCTGTTCTGCAATGGGGCCATATTCCCCGTGCTTTATTTCATGCGTAAGTTGTTCTACGTCGTCGCCAACCATGCCGCGCTTAGGTTCAATGCCAAACTCGCGGAACGGCGCCTCTCTGGCGGCCTCTTTAGTTAGGCCACGTTGTTCAAATGTCTGGCGCAATTGCGGGGCCAGCACACTAATCTGCTCTGGAGACAATCCAGCAGAACGCGCAATGTTAATTGCTTCTTCTGTCAAATTGCCGGCGTCATCGACAACGGGCCTGCCGCCAAAAGCAATTCTAGTTAGGCCAGAGGCGAGGTGTTCGGCCACTGGAGCCAAAGTGCCGCCCAGTCCCGCGCCAAGTAACATACCCTTTAGCGCGCCACTAATAGTCCCCTCGTCAGCCCCCTGAGCAATGGCGCCATATAGTCCTCCAGTCAGGGCTCCAGACACGGCAGGCCCGCGTGCGGCGGCTATTACTGGGAGAGTAGCCATGCCAGCGCCAAGTCCCGCCGCAGTCCCAACTGCGCCAGATATTGGGGCCTTTGCTCTAGCTTCGGCACCTATTTTCTTTGCCTCTTCGGTTACTTCTCCGTATGGCTTTTCGGCAAACTTTTCATAGCCGGGAATGCCTAATGCGCCTGCTCCCTTAGCGAGGCCGCCAACAACTCTAGGGAACACGCCCGGAGCCAGTGTCTCGCCGTAACCAGATGCGGCGGCAAGAGCCTGTGGAGGGATTTTTTCACCGCCAATAATTGGCAGACTTTCTGGGAATCGAGGCGCAGTCATTTGCTCATAGGCCTCTTTTGCCTGAGCCTCATCCGGCGACATGGCAGCTGTCGCAGGCTTTAATTCAACGGGTCGTCTCGGAGGTATGGGGGCTGAAGGGGTCGTAGGCTCTACAGAAATTTCACCCTTAACCTCTGGTGCGTCAGAGGGCTCTGTCTCAAATGGACTGCGGCCCATAAGAGTTTTTAATAGCTCACGGTTGTAGAGAGGGTTTTTTGTTAAGTCTTCCTGCTCTGCCATTTTAGCTCTCAAAGTAACGCGACATGCCAGTCAGGCCGCCATGAGTTTTGTCTTTAAAGTATTGTTCAATGTGAGCTGGATCTAACTTTCCAGAGACCATGGCAGAAAACGCCTCCGGGTCTTTTACCATTACAGCCTGTAAGGCGTCTTGCTCTTTGCGATATTTGCCCGGTGTATTTAGGCGCTTAAAATCTATTGCTGCGCGGGAATATAGGCCCCCACTGTGTTGCCCGTAGGCGTCTGCGTGCAATTGCTGGTCAAGCTTCATTTGATTATTGACCATGTTGGACGCGGCATTAAATGTTGAGGCCTGCGGGGGCTGATCAAGATTAGGCTGCGCATTAACAAGCTTTGCCAAACTACCTAAAGCAGTTTGGTTTGCCTCAGAAACGCGACCCTGACCGGCAAGTGTATTAATTTTATCAAGGATGGCCGCATTGCTATCAATGCCGCTTCCCATGTAATTGTCGCCCATGCCGGCTGCGCGTGCAATTGTATTTACATAATTGACAATTACAGCCCTTGTCGAAGCGCCTGCGCCGGGAGCTCCTATGCCAGTTTTTTGTATGGCGTCTGAAAGTATGCCGGCCACGTCGTTATTGTATAGTTTTTGACCATAAGCCACTTCGGCATTTTTATCGACGTCTGCGCGATAGGCCGCGCTCCTTGCCTCGGCGGCTGGCTTGCCTGGGCCCATCGTAACTTGCAACTCATTTGTAGCAATTTGTTTTGATCTAGGATCAAACCCAATGCCGGGGGGCGCTTCAGCCGTAGTGTCGCCAACGCCGATTGGTCTTTGCGCCGTCGGCTGTGTACTTGTTGGCGTGGGAGCTCCTGGGGCTCCAGCGCCGCCAGACCAAACTGGAGTTGGATGTTTCATCCACTCAAACTGAGAAATTTCTGAGCCGTCGGCCAGGCGAACCATTGGAATGCCGGCACGCTCAAAGAACGCACTCTGATGCAGTTTTTGCTCTTCAAGCATCTTCTCGTAAGTCATTTTACCTACGAGCTGCTCTTTAGCTCTTACTTCTTGCGCCTCTCTAAGGGCCTCTTGCTTGCGCTTTTCAATCTCAGGGATTTGTAGGCCGGTCTCCATGTAAGTCTTTGCGCCACCCGCTAGACCCTGACCAAGACCAGAAGCAATGGCGGCCCCTGGAGACGTTGTCTTAGCGCCAACCATCCCAGACAATGCCGTTCCAAGACCAACAAGGGCAGGGATAATTGTTTGACGGTTAAAGCCAATCCCCTCCTCTTCGGAAGGCTTGACGCCGCCCCCTATGTCTACCGTAGAGCCCTCTTCCGGCAAGTCGGCCTTAGCCATATAACCGCGGTCTAGTGCGCGGGCCCGCCTTATTGCGCCTTCCGCGTCAGAACCGGCTAATCCCAACGCTTTGGGGACATACGCCTGCGTCTCGCGTGGCAGAAGGGACATTACGTCCCCACCTGGCCCCGCTTGCTGTATTGCCTTCTGAACGCGACCTGGGCCAGCATTATAGGCCGCCAGAGCCAATTCGTCCGTTCCAAACTTTCTAAGCTGTTCATTGTAATAGGCCCGCCCCAAGGCCTTATTGTAAGCCTCGTCACTGCGAAGCCTCTCAGGGTCATATTTNAGGCCGGCTAACTTTGCTGCTTCTGGAGCCGTCTCTGGCATAATTTGGGCGATACCAAGAGCNCCCTTTGGAGACGTTAATGTGCGGCCCTGTTTGTCAAATTGATGATTAGACGATTCGGCTCCAAGAACACCACGCTCAAAAATGTCATCACTTGAGCCGGAGCCACCGTCTTGTAGGCCTACGCGACCACCCTTTTCTAATGCAAGGAAGGGCAGCGCATCCGTAATTGCTGTGCCGAGACCGGCTAGAAATCCACCGCCCCCAGCATCTGCGGCAACTGACCCCGCGACATTGGCGGCTGCAGGTGCAGACCAACTGCTAGGGAATAAATTTAATCCAACTGCGGGCGCAAGATTTTGTCCCTTAGTCCAATCGTAAACACCTTTTCCTACGTCATAGGCGCCCTTTCCCAGCCCATAAGCCTCTTTCCCCAACGACGCCAATTTAGTTAATTTATCAACCGNCGATTCTGGCTTTTGTTGAGGAGAAAATTGGACTGGGTCTAATCCCTTAGCAGACTGTATTTGACCAGTGGGAAGAGAAGGGTCAACTGGCTTCTCAATGTCTTTATACATTTGCTCTTGAGACTTAACCAAGTCGTCGTCTACAGAGCCATCAGTTGCATATCCGCCACGAGAGAAGTCTCCGGCGCTTGTTACGGCGCCGCCCATGCGGCTCTNATCAACACTACCACCCCTACTGGCCAAGAATGTGCCAAACGGGCTTGTGGCTTGAGCCTGATACGTTTGTTGNCCAAGGAGCGGGCCAAGGCCACCAGCAATCCCAGCATAAAATTGAGCTTGCTGATATGGATATTGGCGAGACTGGAGAAATTGATTGTATAGCGCAGACAGACCAGCTTGCTGCGTTTGCTGTTGCTGCGTGCCGCCAGCCAATTGAGCCTGCAACGCCTGAGTTCCAGCCTGTGAAAGACCCTGACCGGCGGCCAATTGGCGCTGTAAATCTGTTTGNGCCGCGCCTAAAGCTTGGCCGTATCCAGTTTGATACAACGGAGACAATGCCTGCCCCATAGCCAAATTTTGCTGACCTTGCAAAAGAGCCCTTTGGGTGGCGGCATTAGAGCCACCAAATGCACCGCTCCTTATTGCCTCGGCCTGCTGTTGCGCCAACTGCTGGCCCTGTTGTTGCTGCAGTGCTTGCTGAACTGGCGAAACAACTTGCTGCATAAATGGGTTCATATACTGACCGACAACCGCAGAAGACGGCGTCATGCCCGCCGCCGCCTGCATCGCCGGGGCGGCTTGGTAATAAGGCTGGCCGGCTCCGGCTATGCCAGACAGGCCGCCAATTGCAGCCTGTTGCGTCCCCGTCATTGGGGCAACAAATGCATTCGGGTCGGTGCTATAGTTTTGCCAGGGCGTCGACTGAATGGCCTGATTNGCCATATTCAGTGCTTGTGTATATGCGGCTACGGCCTGGGGGGAGGCTTGTGTTGTTTGTTGTTGAGCCGGGGCTAGTCCACCCCAGCCAAGTGCTCCTGCCCCGCCGCCACTTTGTGATCCTTTCCCGCACATTCAATTCACTCCGCAGCGGCCCCTTGAGACCATTGTCCAGTTTGAATCCCGTAAAGGAAAAATCCTCCAGCAGGAGACCCAAATTCACTTTCATAAAGCCGCATTTTACCACTTGCCCTATGATTTGACAAAACACCGATAATCATCGGCAGACCAAGTTCGTCAGCAACTCTTTTACTAAATCTACAGAGCTTCCTTGCGCGGCCACCGCTCGCCTTGCGAAACTTTGGATGGATAAAAACTGTTTTCTCTTCAAGTATTTCTGTGTCTGAATACCACATTTGCCCTATTCTTAATAGAACAAAGCCCTCTAGCTGCTCACCCGGCGCGCCAATGACGCCAATAATGCCGTGGTCCTGATTAAGGGCCGGCCAAATATCAAATAGTATCTTCTGAATATTGGGCTCAAAGATACCATTTTCCTTACAGACCAACATTGCTAATTCCATAACGCCGTCTATGTCTTCGGGCGTCCCAACCCTAACAGTGACATCGTCTATTGGCTTCCTTGGCATAAAGATCCCCTTAATCTCGCTTTGGCCCAGGTAGTTTTTTTAATGTTTGAATTAAGTCGGCACGAGCTAATTCGACGAATTTATCAAGTTCATCATGCCCAATATTAATATCACCTCCGCCAATAGAAGCGACATTATGAGGATCAATAATATATTCTCCTCCCGCGACAATAACCTCAGTAGGCGTTTCATCACCATGTAACCTTTGTTTCCCCCACGTCCTATTGGCCGCCTTAAATCCGGCCATTGTATTCCCCTCCCCCATGCCAGAAATAATGTCTGCGGGAATGACGTAGGCCCCAGAGGGAACATTAATTGGCAAGTGGTCAGTTCTGCCGGCTACGGAAGAATGAATTGGCCCAACAAACATTTTCTTGGCAGTCTCGCCGCCGTCTGCGCGGGACTGACGGGCCTGATTTAATGCCGCCGCCACCGCCTGTTGCTGCGGGTGGCCGGCGTGGACCATTTCAGCAATATTTTTGCTGATTGTTGTTTGATCCCTACCCTTAAGAAGCGGCATGATATTCCTCAATCAAGTGAGTATGTGACATTAACAGACTGACCAGTTCCTGGCGATATAACGAGCCCATTTGAAAAGTGAGCGCCAATATCATAAACGCCGACTGTATTTGGTATAATGTATAAGACATTTGATGGGGTTACAGAANCCGTATTAGGAGCATTATATGCCGTCCCGACAGTGCTTCCAGCGACAGTGACACACACTCTGACAATTCTACCAGGAGAGCCAGAAATAAGCGTTGAATTAGTCAAAATAGACGAAGTTATTCTACCACCAAGATAGGTATAGGTCTGATTAAGATTATTAATGGCAATAACGCCATTTTTCTGTGTTGTGAGAATATCGTCAAGCGTAGCCGTGGCAGCCTCCTATTTAAAATTTGCCGTCTTGCTCAAAGCGATAACGCATAGCACCAAGNCGCCAAAATGTCCCAACGTCATTGCTTGATATACCAATCGACAATAACCTGCCCCTAAATCTCGGCGTTAAAAACTGAGTCCCTTGAGTCATATTATATGGGCCATAAACTCTAGGTTGTTGGCCTGGGTAATCAGTCACATAAAAAGTAATCTGAACATTGGCATTTTGCGATTGTCCAAAATATCCCCACTTCATGTCGGGCCATATTTGGTCAACAAAAACCTTCCACTCGCCATCAGAAATAACAAAGTAACCAGTTTGAAAACTGGCATTAATAGGGGCGCCGTCTGCGTCAGTCGCCAACAACCCTGTCGCTGGGTCGACGCCGTCGTGCTGATAAATATAACTTGAATACCCCGACCCAGAAGAAAATGGATAGGCACCTATGGGAGAGCCAAGGACGGACTGATTAATCCAAGCGGTCCTAGAGAGTTGGCCGTAGTCCCAAGTGCCTAATGCGACATTGTATTTTACATATGACGATATCTCGCCNTTGCTATCTGTTGTTGGATAATACCAAGAAATTTCAGAATAATTTGAATTAGCGGCAAATCTAATTTTCCATAAATTATTTCTATCTAAATTTTGAAATATAACATCCCAAATGGGACAGTTAATTACTTGAACGCCAGAGCTGCCAAGCATAAAAAATTGACTTTGGCCCATCCAATAAACGATGCCGTTCATAGACCCGGCGGCTTTTCTTGAAATGAGACCGCACCCAGTTCCTATTTCGTTAAATTGATAAACGTAAGGGGGTCCAGAATATTGCATGGCCCACAAGCCAATGTCTGTCCAAATAAGTCCCTGTTGTGGTCCCTGGATACACCCAACAATTCTGGAGCCTTTTGGTATTCTGTAAGAGCCGGCCTGATTTGTTGCAGTTGTAATCCAAGAATTAAAATTATTAACGTCGCACCATGTTAATAAAAGAGGGTCTTGTATGCCTGAAAACGTAGACCCCCACGCAACAATTTGGCGCTGCGGCATCGCTACAAATATGCCGTCATTTGCTACTGGCGCCTGTGGTATTACTGAAGCATTAGTCGTTTTATTTGATACTGGGTCCCATTGATAAATGGGGCCGCCAGAAAAACTGCCGTCAGAATTAACAATTACTGGGCACGATACTAAGATGCTACCCCAATTGTCTAACGTCCAGTCGGAAGAATTAATTGGCGCCGCAGCAATAGGTGTTGGTCCAGGCGTCCCTATTCCATAGCCGCCAACGCCATAGCCGCCAACGCCATAGCCTACAGAAGTAGGGGCCGGCGCGTAAGTGATAAAATATTCATATCTGGCCAAGTTCCCATTCATTGTTACTGTGCCGCCAGAGGAGGCTGTGGCAGACGCATTAATAGAAAAATTATTGGCATCTGTTACTGATTGAACGGTATAATTTCCATAAAGGGTCACATTTGCAGCAGAACTTGTGACAGAAACAACAATTGGAAATATATCACCAACAACAAAACCATGATTATTTAAATTAACATTTACTGAGGCCGAACTGGCCGCAAAAGTAAATACGGGGACAGAGCCGCCTGATGAAACGCTATTTGTTGCTGGTAAGGGATTTCCGAGGGCGTCAATTGCTGTAATTTGATATTGATCAGGGCCTAAGTATGTGCATGGGTATAATCCAAATAAAATTAGGCCGCCGACGCTTATCTGCGTTTGTATATAAACGGAATCGCTATTTACGACATTTGATCCTGCGTCGTAAATAACGACACTGGCGCTCCCTAAAGTAGTCGTTACATTTAAGGAAACATTGTCTGTTCTTGTTTGCGGCGTAATTATAAAGATAGAACCATTATTAATAATTGAAAGCGCGTCACCAGATATTGAAGTCGCCTGCCGCCCAACAGCTAAGTATTTATTTGCGTTAGTATCTTCCCAAGCCCACAGCGCCCTAACAATGTCAGTAAGAGCCGTGGGGAAATATCTAACCCACCCGCCAAGTTTCTGGACGAGTCCCAGCCCCTCTTTGTCGTAAAAGAACCTAATTAAATTAGAAGTTGAAACAGCCGCCTCATTTAATGCAAGCGTCCTATTTTCATCCACGCCCGCATGGAGCTTGAGTGTGCTGTGAGGCATTATACGGCCCCCAACATTAAATGCGCGAGCTCGTCATGCTCTTTGTTTGTTTTGCCGCATTTGTTGTGTTTTTTAAATTGCATAATATTAACCACGAGTAGGCGTTGCAAATTTTGAAGCGCCTTGTGATGACCACGCGGATGCCTCGAACTTCTTTCTCGTCTCTTCTTCAAGAGCAGACTTGAGAAGNGCCATATATTGCGATTCATAATTAATTGGCATTTGNGGGTCATTCCCCATCGTAGAGCTAAAGTTTCGTTGATATGCCGCAATATAGACCATGCTGGCCATAATAAATAAATCGGGCAGATAAAGACTGATAAATGTTGTCGTATTAGTGGAAGACAGACTCGCAGGTCTAAATGTTCCCACAATCTCAACTCGGTATGTCGCGTCTGGATATGGGCCAACAAGGAAAGTGTAATCGTCAAACGGACAAAAATACTTTGGCTGCCCAGTGGAAGAAGACGCCCCATAAACCGCGTCAAGAAATTCTTTTGTTGTCGGCAAAAGAGGCACGCGAGTAGATGAATCTGGGTTTGTTGATCCAGCCGGCGTCAAAAGATTTATTTGCTCTGCAACGACTAAAACGCCGCCGCCCCATTCCCCTTGCGCAAAATCAGACCCAGACGGGACAGATATTATCCTACTGCCAAGCGGCACAGAGTAACTTGTGTTTGAGACCGAGCTAAATAGAAAGTCTAGGTCTCGGTAAATGCGGTTCTCAGCATATGTAATACACTGAGGAAGTATCGTTAAAAAGGCCGTATCGGACGGGTCGACGACAGCCATTGTCGCAATTTGGTTAACGTAACTAGTCGTCCCAGCTACAGTGCCATTATATGAAAGACCTGTCGTCATTTAAATCCCCGCGTTTGGCGGGTTACTTTATCACAAAATAGCAAAAAGTTGCTAATCTTCTGACGGAACCCATACCCAGCCCTGTAGACTGTCCCATTCATAGTTTCCAGCCGCATATTGAATGGTTGGATGTAAAACCTCATCGGCCTTACTTATTGTCGTCTGGGCCTTTTCTACCATCCCATGTTGGGTCGCAGAAATGGCATCCTTGATCGCTGTTTTAAACTTTTCTCCTTCGGGGCTATCAAGCATAGCCTTTGCTGCCTTGATTGCCTCGTATCCGTCTTTTGTTACAGTAACAATTGTCTCCGCATCTTGAAAATACGGAGCGAGGCCAAGAATTGATAGGACAGCAGGGCCCCACATCATTTGTTGCCGTCTTTCGCAACAATTAAACCCATGCCAGCGATAATTGCGGCTAGGCTATTAAAGTCGGAAAAGTCTACCTGTCCGGCCTGAACCCACTTAGCAATAACGGAAACAATAGCCGCAACACCAAGAATTGAAGTTTTCCAATTTTCAATAAACGCAGGAATTGGCATTTTAAGCTCCGGGTTTTGAGGTTGACGCAGGCGTTACCGCCACAATATGCGCCGCCGTAGAGGCGACGTCTGCAGCCGCTGATGTGGCCGCCTTTAAGGAACTATAGCCTTGCACAACGGCGTCGGCAGTCAAAGTCTTATTTTGAACAGCAGCAGCAAAAGCATTCAGACCCGCCATTGCAGTGTTTAAAGCAGCCATTTTGGTAGATATGGTAGGATCAGCAATCCCTACAACGGCGTCAACAATTGGCGTGGCTGTGGCAATTGACGCCGTAAGAGTAGGAATTTCACCAACAATCCAATTGGCTGCCTTTAAGATGTCCTTTTCCAATACGGGCAATTCGGCCCAAACATTGGAAGCAAATTTAACAACGTCTTTTTCTGTAGTTAAAAAAAATCCAGTAATATTAGAAAAAAGGCTCATATCTATCTCCTATTAACCTACCGTGGCATATTGAAAATGCATTGAGTCCGGCCTGTGAGACCACGAACCTCCCCACGTCCAACCTTCAGACTCAAAAGCTCTTACGAGAGGGTTTTGAGCCGTAAAGAAGCCGTGGCTTGATCCCAAAGGATTATGGGGCGCATCAAAGTCAATTGCCAACCCATAAGCGTGCATTGACGTCGTGTGCAGCCCCCTCATTTGACGGATCACCCAGTCTCCACTGAATTGGTCGGCATGTATTTGATGGATTTTGTCTGTGCTTTTGTTACAGGCGTCCCAAGTCTTTTCAATGACACGCTTGAGGCTTTCGGCGGCAATCTTATTAATTTTTATGTATGGGATGTGAATGTCTCCCATCATTAACTGCCAAGGCGTCTCAACGTGAACAATATGGTCATTGCCCCAGCCAGGAGCGGCTGGATTACCAAATAATTTTGCACAATCAGATTGCCTTGGAATATTATTTGGCACCGTTATCTCTCCAATGCTTGTCAACCTTGCTATCAAGGCGATCAAATATCTGACGCAACATTTCCTTTATTTCTTTCATGCCCTCAGAAAACTCGTCTCGTCTGATATAATTGGTCGGCATCTCAATCTCAATTCGGTGGAGGTCTGCCCTCAATTCTTTAACCGCCACCCAGAGTTCTCTTGCCAGCCACCCCACAACCATTAATACCGAGCCAGCAACTAAGTTAATGATTGTTTGAGGTTCCATGATAATCTCATTGTTAGGAAACGAACCGCCTTAATAGGCCCGCCAAAGCATTAGTCTTTGTAGACAAATACTCTTCGTTAATTTCTGCCAGCCTATTCTGCCACAAACTGTCCCACAAATGAATAAGGTAAGAACTTTTTATTTCATTTGTAAAACCATCTGACCAATTTTCATCAAAAATACGATAATCATTAAAGTCAAATGGAAGAAACTTTTCCATGTCCAACATTTTGATAAGATTTGGGTGCTCCTTATAAATTTGGACAGGAAGATCAACAACCTGCCAGGCCCACTCCCCCCTCCTAAATCCTTCCGGCAGTCTCTCTAGCCATATCCGTATAAATTCAGAACCCGGCTCGGCCATTATTGTTCCGGCAGAACAAGACTGAACTTTATGCTTTTCAGACGTTGATACGTCGCCGACAAAGCCGGCGAGGACGCATTCATTGTCCCGTAAGTCATCAAGGGGGCGGGTAAGGATGCAGTCTGTATCCAAATATATCCCGCCCGCCTCACTCAATATTTGTAATCGAGCAATGTCCGACCACCTCTGAGGCCAGTCTCCGACAAACACTCCGCCTATTTCTGTTGGAGGGTCTATCTTTACCATCTCAACATATTTCTTCATATCCTCCCAATTAGAGTTATTGGACGGCTCTTCATTATAATAGAAACGGATTTTGTCTGGCCTTTGGACGTCAAAGGCGGCCTTAACAGCCAGATAGTTTATGTAACTAAACTCTCTGGATTTTGGTCCATAGAAGTAGATGAAGTGGACGATGTTAGGGATTTTTTTTTTACTTTTCCCTCTATTTGATCCTTTATCCAATCGTAATTATTTTTTAATCTTTCCTCGTTTGGACTTGCCTCATAAGCAAGTCGAGCCTGCTCAAGGGAAACATTTGCCATACCCAAGTGCCAGGCAGATATACTTGCCAAGTCGTGCGGCCAATGCCCCCACACCGCCGGGTCGCAGGTATAAACAAGGTCTCTATTAATTATTTTTAGCGCCCTAAGAGAATAGGCGAAACACTCTTCCCACCTAGACTGGCGATACATAAGCATGGCCAGTTCACACCAAGGCTCTCTTGTATTAGGGGCCTCGCCCGCGGCCTTGTGGTAAGATGTTTCTGCAGCCGCCTTATTACCCATTTCGTCGTAACACTTACCCATGACGCGGTATGCGTAACAACGCTCATTTTCCCACGTCGCGCCTGGGAGGGCCAAATATCTATTGCATTCATCAATGGCCTGTTGCCAGGCGCCATGAAAAGATAGCTCTCTGGCGTAATAAAAAGCGTTTCTTGGGCATATTGGGTCTTCTTTTACAGACAACTCCAACAGGTCAAGATATTGGCCGCGGCTCTTTGTCGGGTCTGGGTGATGGCTAACAAGCAACATATCGGTGAAGGCGTAAACCTCATTTATGCGCTTATCATAAACTGGATATTCGTGGCACGGGTGGTGCCAGAAATATCCGTGGCGTGCGTGGATCTTTTCATATCTAAATTTAATGCCGCAGCCCCAATCAAAGAAGTAATTGAGCCGAGTTGTTTGAGGCGTCCAAACACGTTCTATTTCTTGTCGCCACCCAGGCTCCATAATCTCGTCGAGGTCGAGACTAATGCAAATATCAATATCACGAGGTATAAGGGCGATAGAAGCATTACGAGCGTGATCGAATCTCCAAGGCGTGATACAAATTTCATGGACGGCTACCCCGTTCTTTTTACATTCTTCAACTGTATTGTCTGTGCTCCCCGTATCGGCAATTAGTAATAAGTCTGCCTCTCTACCAGAATCCGCCCACCTTTTTACAAAGTGAGCCTCGTTTTTACTTATGGCGTATATGCATATTTTTGGCATTATCTTTTGATTGGACCAACAGTAAACTCCTATGGAGCCATCTATTGCGCCCCACGTCGGCTGACCAAATATCTCTCTAAATTTCTCATCTGTCCAATCATCAACGACATGAGTTTCATGGACGTTGCCCTCCCATTCGCCTTGTGGGTGATGCCCAATAGGAATACTGACAATTACAGTGTCGGCGACAGACTTAAGTTTATTAAGAACAGAGACCGCTTCTTCAGCCGTCATATGCTCAAGGACGTCTCCTGCAACGGCGACGTCAAATCGGCCTAATTCTGAAAGGTCGCAGTCTCTAATGTCTGATATGAGTATTTGGTCATATAGTTTTTTTAACTCATATTTTTCAACATATGGTTCAAATATCTCAATGCCGGTCCATTTAGCTTCTGGGAAAAGTTTTGCATAAGTCCCAGAGCCGGGTCCGACATCAAGCATACGCTCATGTTTAATACGGCCAACAATATTGCGAATATATTGCTTGCCCTGATCAAAGCTAAATGGCATTTGAGTTCCCTTCCTCGTTGCCAGAAAAATGTATTAGCTACTCCACTGCTCCGTCGGCAGAGTTGGCCACGTCGTAACGGGCGTTGTCGGAGGATTTACAGCAATCGCCCTTACTTGAGAACGATACGATAGAAACGCCGCCTGGTTCACCAAATACGGATTTGACTGAGCGGGGTCAGACACACTTGGAATGGCCGTCCAATCAGTATTGGTTAAAAGTTGAGACGCTTGATTTTTGTTTTGTGCTTGCACTTGCTGGTCGTGCGCCGCCTTCTGTTCAGGCGTCATGATAGCCACAGTCCAATCAAG